CTTTAACAGAAGTTAAGGAACAACCGTATTTTCAATTGTTATCGATTTTAAATGAAGATGATAAAAAAGATAAGCAAAAAACTAAAACTAAAAAAGAACAAGAAGTTATTAAAGGTAAAGACTTAATCAAACTATTCGGTGGATAGGTAAGAAGGGAGGTACATATAAATGGATAATATTCAAGGTTATGCAATAAAGAACACCATGGATAATACGGGCGTTGAACAAGGCATGAAAGGTCTTAAACGCCAAATGGGCGTATTAAGTTCAGAAGTGAAAGCGAATATGTCAAGTTTTGGCAAAGCTGAGAAGTCTGTACAGAAGTACCAAACACGCATTGATGGACTGAATAATAAAATGAAAGTCCAAAAGAAAATGTACGATCAAGCTAAAACTGATTTAAATAACGTTAAAAGCGCTTATGAAAAAGCATCGAACAGTATTAAACAACAAGAACAAAAAGTTAAAGAACTTGCCGAAGCACACAAGAAACAAGATAATGCGATGCGTAAATCTAATCAAGAAATGAAAAAATCTAATAAGGAATTAGATAACGCTAAAACGAAGCAATCTTTATTAAGTGCTGAAAAGGCTAAAGCTAAAACCAAATTAGATGAGTTACGTTCTGCTGAAAAACGTTTGAAAGAATCAGGCAAAGCTTCCACGGAACAAATTAAGCAAGCGTCTAATGCGACGAAACAACAACGAGAAGCCCATCAAAAATTAATAGCGAGTCATAAAGAAGAAACCGCAAATGTTAAGAAGTTAACGCAATCTAACAAAGGCATTACAGAAGAGAATAAAAAGGTTAAAGATTCTTACAAACAGTCTAATGACGCAGTAAAAACTGCAGAAAAAGAATATAATAAACTTTCTAAAACAATCAAAGACTATCCGAAAGACTTAGCCAAAGCTGAAAAAGCAGTTAATAATGAAAAAGCATCGATGAACGGCTTACAAAAAAGTATTAATAAAGCTGAACAAGAGCTAAAGCAAATGAATAAACAACAGATGGTCGCTAATAGCTCATATACAAAACAAGCAGACCATTTAGATAAAATGTCAGAGAAGTATGGCAAAATGTCCCAAAACATGCGTTCAGTGGGACGTAATATGTCTATGTATGTAACAACACCGATTGCTGGCGCTATGGGCTACGCAGGTAAACTTGGCGTTGAATTTGATGATGGCATGCGTAAAGTACAAGCTATCTCAGGCGCTACGGGTAAAGATTTAGACGCGTTGAAAGCGAAAGCCCGTGAGATGGGCGCGACAACTAAATTCAGTGCAAGTGATAGCGCAGAAGCTATGAACTACATGGCTATGGCTGGTTGGAAATCACAAGATATGATGAGTGGTTTACCAGGTATTATGGATTTAGCAGCTGCATCAGGTGAAGAATTAGGCACTGTTTCTGATATTGTTACCGATGGTTTAACCGCGTTTGGACTAGAAGCTAAAGATAGTGGTCATTTTGCAGATGTATTAGCAGCAGCTAGTGCGAATGCGAATACAAATGTTCAAATGATGGGTGACGGATTTAAATATGCGGCTCCCGTAGCAGGTGCATTAGGTTATAGTATCGAAGATACATCTATGGCTATTGGGCTTATGAGTAACGCTGGTATTAAAGGTGAAAAAGCTGGTACAGCGTTACGTACGATGTTTACTAACCTCTCTAAACCGACAAAAGCAATGAAAGATAAAATGGATGAACTTGGTATATCTATTACAGATAGTAATGGCGAGATGTTACCAATGCGTGATGTTTTAGATCAATTACGTGATAAGTTTAGTGGTTTATCTAAAGACCAACAAGCAGCAGCAGCAGCTACGATATTCGGTAAAGAATCAATGAGTGGTGCATTGGCTGTTATCAATGCTTCTCAAAAGGACTATGACAAACTATCTAAATCTATCGATGGTAGTAAAGGTTCTGCTAAAGATATGGCAGATACGATGGAAAAAGGTTTAGGCGGTAGTTTAAGAGAATTACGTTCCGCAGCAGAAGAACTTGGTTTATCTATATTCGAAACCATACAACCTGCTCTATCGGGTATGGTTGGCGGTTTGAAATCAACGGTGGATTTTTTAAATGATTTACCTAAAGGCGCAAAAGTAGCAGGTGTCGCTATTGCAGGCGTAGCTGCCGCAATTGGTCCTGTAACTTTAGGTATTGGCCTATTGTTAAGAGCTGTTCAAGCAGCAGCTGGAGGCTATGCACAACTTAACCGACGTATGGCTGAAAATACAGCAGAAGCTGCGATTAATGCTGGGGCAACTAAAGCGAATGCAGGCGCAATTACTGCGTCAGGTAAGAGTGCTAAAGGTTCTGCAGGTTTATTTGGACGTTTGGGCAAATCGACAGGTAAAGCAGCTGGAAAAGTTAGTTTATTAGGCCAAGCGAGTAAAATTTTAGGTAATGCTATTAAAATTTTAGGTGGCCCAATTGGCTGGATTATTACAGGTGTTACGTTATTAGGTGGTGCCTTTACTAAAGCTTATAATAATGTGGATTGGTTTAGAAAAGGCATTGATGGTTTACTTGATGTCGTTAAAACATTTGGTGGCGGTGCTATTGAACAACTTAAAAATCTTGGTGGTTGGTTTTCGAAAACAGGAAGTAAAATCAAAGAAACCTTCTTTGATGAAATGAAACAAGGCTATAAAGACTTAGACGATGACGATTTATTAAAACAAGCTGGCGATGGCTTTAAAAAATTCATGGATAAAGTTGGTAAAGCCTCAGATAAAGCGACCGACACAACTAAAGTTTTAGGTAAAGGTGTTTCTAAAGAAACTGAAAAAGCGTTAGATAAATATGTGAAGTATTCAGAAGAAACGACACGTATTTTATCAGATATTAAATTAAATCACGGTAAAATCACAGATGATATGCGTGAACAACTTGAAACCTCCGTACGTAAAGGCGGAGAAGAAGCCTTAAAACAAACGAAAAAGCATAACCAAAAAATGACTGATGAATTGAAAGATATGCTTGAAAATAGTGAAGCATTTTCGGATCAAGAAAAACAAGATATGATTCAAAAGAATCAAGAAGCATCTGATGAAAAAGTTAGACGACTTGAAGAGCTTAACCAAGAAATCGAAGAATTAGAATTAAAACAGTTTAATGATGGTAAACTTACAGCGCATGAAGAAAAAGATTTAAAAGCTAAATTAGATGAACGTAATAATATTACGACGGAAGCTTTAGTTAAAGGTCAAAAAGAACAACAAGCGATATTATCAAGAATGAATGCGAATACTGGTGCTATTGATACGCAAGAAGCAAGTGACGCTATTAAAGATTCTGTTAAAGCTGAGAAAAAAGCAAAAAAAGAGGCTAAAAAACAACGTGATAAAGATGTCATTCAAGCTGATGATTTACTTGCTTATGGCGAAATTGATCAAAAAGAACATGATAAGCGTATCGGAGAAATTAAAGATGCTTATGATGAAGCTATAGAAACTGCTGAGGGAAAAACGGAAGAGATACGCAAGTCTGTTAAAAAGAACAATAAAGATATAACAGATGATATGGATATGACTACAGGCAAGGTTTATTCTAATTCAGAAAAACAATGGAATAAATTTACTGGTGACATATCAGATGCGTTTTCGGAAATGGGCAAAAACTATAATAAATTCAAAGAAAATATGAGTGATGTAGGTAGTTCTATTTCAAGCTTTTTTACTGAAACGGATTGGAAACAGCTTATTAATGATAGCTTAGGTAATATTGGTGAGTGGATAGCTACACCATTTAAAGCTGCAGGTGAAAGTATTGGTAGTGCCGTTTCTTCTTGGCAAGAAAATATTTCTGAAGCTGGGGAAGATATCAAAGGTGGTTTTGACTCACTCACAGGCTGGTTCTCTGAACAAGGTCAAGAATTTTGGGGTGCACTTCAAGATGGCTGGAACACCGCATTAGAAAATGGTGGTGATTTATGGAAGTCTTTAACTGGCTGGCTTGGTGAAAAATGGGAAGATACGAAAACATGGTTTTCACAAAAAGGTCACAGTATCTGGTCAAATATCAAAATCGGTTGGAATAACGGACTAGAAACAGGTGGCAATCTTTGGTCATCATTGACAGGTTGGCTCGGTGAAAAGTGGGAGGACACTAAAACGTGGTTCTCTCAAAAAGGCGGTCATATTTGGTCAAACATTAAATCAGGTTGGAATAATGCGCTTGAAACTGGAGGCAATCTCTGGTCATCGATTACTAATAAACTCGGTGAAAGTTGGGAAAATACCAAAGGTTGGTTTAGTGAAAAAGGTCAAAATATTCAACAATCATTCAAAAATGGTTGGAATTCTGCTTGGGACACAGCAGGTAATATTTGGGGCAAAGTGACTAAAGGCGTATCTGATACCTGGGAAAATGTGAAGACATCGACCCGTGACAAACTCGAAGAAGCTAAAGAAACAGCGACGACTAAAACACGTGGTATTTGGAAAAATACATCTAAATGGTTTGGTGATACTTACAATACAGCGAAAGATAAAGTGACAGGCGTTTATACTAAAACGCGAGATAAATTTACAGACGTTGCAGGTAAAGTATGGGATAAATCCAAATCAGCATATGATGGCACGAAAAAATGGTTTGGTGAAACTTATGAGAAAGCTAAAACCAAGGTCACAGGGGTTTATAATCAAGCGAAAGGTAAATTTACCGATACCGCTAGTACAGCTTGGGATAAATCTAAATCTACGTGGAAAGGTACGAGTAAATATTTTGGTCAAGCTTATAGTTCTGTTAAAACTAATGTAAGTAACATGTGGGGCAAAGCTAAAACAAGTTTCGGTAATATTGCTGGTGAAGGCTGGAAAAAAGCCAAATCTGTTTATAAAGGTTTCAAAAAATGGTTAGGGGATACACTACAATGGATTAAAGATGTCGGCGCCGATATGGGTAAAGCTGCAGGAGATTTAGGTAAAAAAGTTGCCAACAAAGCTATTGGCGGTTTAAATGGCATGATTGGTGGCGTTAACAAAATATCTAAAGCGATTACGGGCAAAGATAAACTTATTGATGAAATCCCCCGTTTAGCTACTGGTACTTATGATGGTTCAACGCTCTCTACGGATTCAAATGGTGGTTTAAGACAACCAACGGTTGCGATGGTCAATGATAAAGGGCCAGGTAATGGACCAGGTGGACGCACACAAGAGCTCATTCAACGTAAAGATGGCTCAATTGATGCGCCACAAGGCAAAAATACGATTGTTGGCTTAGGTAAAGGCGACGGCGTTATTAACGCTAGACATACGCACAAACTCCAAGAACAAGGCATAATACCTAAAAGGTTATCAACGGGCACAGGAACTAAAATACCTCGTTTCTCTAAAGGTAGCCCTTGGGACGATATTATTGATGGTGTAGCTAAAGCAGGTAAAAATATGGGTAATAAAATATCTGATGGTTACCATAGCGCCAAAAAAGCAGGTAGTGATGCCAAAGATACTGTTAAAGACTTAGGGAGTAAAGGTTTAGAAAAAGTTAAAGACGGTGCATCGTGGCTTGGCGATAAAATTGGAGATGTTTGGAAATATGTTAAACATCCGGGCAAATTAGTGAATAAAGTTATGGATAGTATCGGCATCAACTTCGGGGGCGGCGATAACGCGACCGTTAAATTAGTTACAGCCGCCTATAAAAAACTGAAATCATCATTAGTAGAGAAAGTGAAAGACTGGTTTACAGAAGCTGAAGGTGGTGACGGTGACGCTAGTTGGTTGCCGTGGGATAATATCTTACAAACATTTGGTAACTATACAGGCGGCTTAATGTTCAATGGCGGTCGACACTATGGTGTTGATTTTGGTATGCCAACGGGTACTAAGATTAAGGCGCTAACTGACGGTAAGATATCGCAAGCAGGCGCAGTTGCAGGTGGCGGTGGTAATCAAATTACACTTGATGAGCCTGGTGGCAAGTGGTATCAGTGGTACATGCATATGAGTAAAATCATTGCTAAAAAGGGACAAAAAGTAAGCGCTGGAGATGTCATTGGTTTATCAGGTAGTACAGGTAACTCAACAACGCCTCACTTACACATTCAGC